TCGCCGCGTTGGTAGTTACGCATACCCCCAGTATCATCAGCCCACTTATCATCCAGCTCTGCTGTATAGTCAGCAAGTTCGTCGGGTGGAAGGTCTTTTCCAAGAATCCACGAGAATTCTGCACCACCTTCAATATCGTCGCCAATCAAATCAGCAATCTGATCCATCCAGTGCACTTCTGCAGTTTCCAGTGGCTCAACGTCAGGCTCACTTTCACTCTCAAGCAGTAGGCTCACCATGCTTGGCAGAGCACGCTCATCAAGTCTTGCAGTAGACTTTCCTGTCAAAAGGTATTTCATCGTTTGCATCTTTACCACTCCACACTCTTGCTACTTGTTGCCAACAGCTCTCGCATGTAGGCATCAATCGATTCATGGTCCTCGCCTGGCTGATCCTTGACGAAAGCAACGGAATCTCCCGACCCCGCTGCCTCAGTCAGCAATTGTACCATACTCTTCATCAGCTATCCCTTACGCAGTGCTTGCGCTGATTGATTCAATCGCAAATTCAGCGCCTGCCCCTGTAACAACGAATGGAAGCACAATGTATTCTGCAGTTCTGGTCGGCTTAATGAACACAACACCCTTAAGAATATTACGGTCAATCAGGTCGTCAGTATTCACAGTCTCATCAACAACAACCCTGTAGTCTTCAATGCCGCGATTTGCCTGGACATCACGAAGCAGAGGCTCAATGATTTTTCGGAGGCGTGTGCGTGTTGCATTATCATTCGGTTCGAACACAAGGAACTGCGCCGCGGACGCAATTGTCTTGCGAAGCTTAAGCAGAAGCCGACGAACGTTAACACGATCAAGAGCAGATTCAGCGCTTTGCAGCGTCTTCTGGCCCCACACAACCGGACCGTTACCAGAGATGGTAGCAATTGGGTTGATGCGAGCGCGATAGAGACGATCACGTTCATCAGTGATGAGGCGCTCCTGTGCCCGTGCAATTCCGAACTGGCGGAGACCGCCTCTGTTCATGCCTGCAGGAGCAAACCATGGCTGCTTAACCTTATCATTGAAAGCAATCGCACCCATGACACCAACAGAAGCCGGGACTGGCACGCGGCGCCTGTTTACGGGATCCTGCATAACCAGGTTCGGGTAATAGACTGCCGTGAAGTTGTCATCAATGTTTCTGTTATCCATAATTGTGATGATGTCATCGACAGAAGAGCCTGACACATCCATTACATAGAATACATCACCTCGGTCTCGTACAATATCACGCACGTGGTCTGTAACAAGTTCAAGTGCAACACCCGGAACTGCAAGCAGGTTGATGTCAACCTCATCAGGATTTGCCAAGTGATCGACTGCCTTCTTCAGCGCGATAGTTTCAAGACTATCTGCAGATAGGCTATCTGCTTTAAGATCCTCAAATGGATCAGCCTTTGTAATATCCCAACCATCCCAGCCACCTGCAAACGTCACAGTGAAGTTTGCAAGCTTCGGAGGAATCTGGAACCCCTGTGTTCCTGTTGAAGAGCCCGACAGTTCTGCGTTAACAGTTGGGTAAGAGTAGCGTGTAGCTGCTGCCCACCCGTCTGGAAGATAAGATGTTACTCGTAGTCGGGCAGGTGTTAGTGGACCGTTTCCTGCTGAACAACTTAGATTGGACAGTGAAAACTCAATGTCCTCTTCATCAATTGCTCCAACTGCTGGAAGATATTCCATCCTTCGCGCCACACCTTCAGCCTGGAAGACCGGATTGAATGAACCAGTCTTCCAAACTTGGTTTGCAACAACAAGTGATGCATCCCATGAACCAGTTTGCTGATTACCGATCGACACACCCCAGTGAGTCTTACGCTGGAATCGCTCTGCATGGTCAAACATTGCACGAGTGTATGGAACAGGAAACTCAACCATTTCCAGAGCGCTGTCATTTCCGCCAACGCCACCAGAAGCGTGAAGATATCCGCGGAAGCCCCATGGTAGTGCTTCTTCAGGTGTTCCTGCTGTTAATGCATCAACAACACGAATGAACTGGCTCTGATTATCATACTCCCCGACAAAATCAAACTTTCTTGTTGAGGTATTAAACTCGATCCTCATATCACCAACACGCTTGTAAATGTAGTTAGCAGATGCAGGATCAAGATTTAGATTGTTAAAGCGCTCAAGCTCAATTGGACTTGTGTCAGTGTCAGCAAAGCGACGAACAACAACATCAAATGTGCCGTAGCGTGTTTCTGACGTATTCGTCGATGGTCGAATATTTTGAATTGAAACCTTTACATCTCTTGAGGCTGCTCTACCCTGACCTAGAGTGTGGAACTCAAAGAGGTTGTATTCAACACCGGCACCAAATACCTGCGACTTAATCTTTGTAGTTGAACCTGACGTATGGTTTGTTTGCCAGTCTGACGGCATTGTTGCAGCAGAACCCGAGGCGGCGATCGTAACTGACACACCTGCGTCAGGTTCAAACCAGTCACCGTAGTCTGCGATAACAACATGGCCAAGCTCAGTGAGCTTACTTGGATCGTAGTTGAGAAGCAAGCGATAACTATCAGCAGCACCTGGGGCAACAGACGCTGAGATTGGAGTAATGGCACCATCGGGTGCGGTACCTTCAACAACAAACGTTCCGTCTGTAGCACCATCCTGACGGATGACCATACCTGATCCTGAAACCATCAATCTTGCAATTGAAACTGGATTTTCACCTGAAGAGGACATCACAAGGTGCTTCAAGCCCGGCTCATACAAGCCGCCAGCCTTTAACGTTGTCTGGTCATCTTCGTGGCCCAATACACGCTGGAATGTCACACCTGGTGCATTTAGCAGATGTGAATAAACAGCGTATGGCGCATCATAATCAGGGTCAAGGTTGCCGAACAGACGAACATACTCGTCGAACGTACCGACTTTAGTCGGAATTGTTGGTCCCTTACCAGAGAGGCCGACGATGGCGCCGCCAATTTGGTCAATCTGAGCTGGAAGGACCGTCTGGTCGATTTCGCTCACAAAGACAGCAGGACTTACGAAAGTGCTCTCACCAAATACAGTTGGCATAGATCAGTTCTCCTATGCAGAATTCTATAACTAACTATCGTATAGCAAAGGCAAATGTGTTTTTTTAGCGTGGTGTATTTAGCAGTCTTGCCTTAAGACGCGGATTAACGTTTAAGCCGTCAAGAATTTCAATCAATGCAGCTTCTGAAACTACACCTTCTTTGACAGCAAATTTAATCTGCGCAGGCGTCTGTAATACTCGCTTAACACTTTTTCCAGTGCCACCAATATCTGCGTGTGTGTAGGTTGTGTCACTATCTGGATTAAGTACCAGTGAGACATTAGCCGTATACGTCATTGTATAACGAATGATTCGTTCATCATCTGTGAATTCCTCAAAATTGTCTGAGGCTGACACATTTGGATCAAGATTCGCGACACAATAGAAACCATCGGCCATTTGTAGCTTAAACGTGTCTCCGTAATCAAAATTGTTAAAGATTTTCTCAAGAATGATGTTCATGTGTGTCTGGTATTGCGTCCAGATTTTCACATCATATACAACCCTAATGGGATCAGGGTGCGGAATTGTGCGCACATCAAAAATGGGTGCCACTTGCTGTTGGTTATTTAACGGGAAGCTTCTATTTTCGACACTGTTTCGAAGTAGTGGTGTCTTTCTATTAATTTCTTTCACAACAGTAATATGCGGTGATTCATTTGCGACAACAGCTTGTGATGGTGGGACGCGGCGATCAATGGCTGTTCTGCGGACTGTTATAACAGGTAGAATGAGTGCGCCATTATCATCACGAGGCACCTTTCTATCTCTTACCATTGCCCAACGTTCACCAGTCGCCATAATAACTGAAAACGGACGAGTTCCCCCATCATCTGTAACTGCAACATTCAGGCGGTCACGAAAAAGCTGCACCATTGCCCTATCAACATCTTCAAGCCGTTGAAGCGATACTGGTAGTTCTACAATTTCTTCTTGAACATTCGCGCCTGTTGTCACTTCTTACTCCAGTCCTTTCTTGCATCATGCTTAGCAAGGAAGCTTTTTAAGTAGTCGACTTGAATAATATATGCCAACTCTCCGATGTGTCTATCAACAGCAAAAACTATGCCTGCGATGCGTCCACCGCAAATGACACCAGCTCCTGACCAGCCACCTGTTAAATCTGCAGTAACTTCCCAAACTGCGTCTTTAATTGGGCTTCTTGCAAAGGGTACAATGGTTGGACCGTTAAGTAGAAGTGTGTCATGTGTTGGCCATGCTTGAGGACCATATCTGCGGCCCGGGGCGCCAACAATCGCGCATTTTGTTCCAGCGGTAGGCATGCTATTTGCAACATCTATAGATCGTATTGTACCCTTAACATCAATGACACAGAGATCAGTTGAATGATCCAGTGCAATGACACGACCCTCCATTATATTTCTTCCATGCGTTGTCACAGTTGCCCTAACAAAAACAGCAGCTGGACCCAAATCACAAACATGCGCTGCTGTCAAGACGCGTGTCTTTCCCCCGACTGTATGGATTGCTGTTCCTGAGCCTCCGCCACCGATTCGCTGGAAATCACCAACAGGCGTAGGCGCAAGACCAGTGATGTGTACCATCACAGCTGACTGGATTGCCCAGCGCATATCCATTGATGGAGGTGATGATAAAACTGCTGTAGGTGTGAGCACAAGCGCCACTGCTATGGCAAATGAAAGGAAATGTTTGAGAATGTTCATTCAGTTGGTGCCTCGTAGGGAAGTGCGTAAGCGATTAAGATTGTATCTTCATAATCTGTTGCAACGTCAAAAGTAATTGCGTTGACTGACATGTCGTATGTCCACTCAGCGTTGGGAACACCATTCACTGTCGTAATGACTGTTGTGACATCAGGTATGTAATCTAAGACAAATTGCTCTGTTAAGTCTGTTTGTGTTGCAAGGTTTTGAACAGCAAGGCCCCAATCATCGCAAAAATCAATAGCCAGGCCGCCGCTGTCATTTGCAGCCTCTACATACTCATCACCTGAGTACCATACACTACTGCAGGGAACGCCTGGAAGTCCAACAATAGCAGAGAATGATGATTCATGAAATCCATCAAGCCAATCAACAAACTCAGGAGCATCAATGGTTGATGAATCATCTTCATCTGACACCACAACTAGTTGTGTGTATGCATCATCGCGCATCCAAGTACTTGCGTATGTTCCGTGATCAATATACTCCATGATTGCTTCAAAGCCCTTTTCCTGCTGTGGTTCGCCGATTGCAATATAAGCATCCCAGACATCATCGCTTGTGCTGAAAGGGTTGAGTGGAAATCTGTCATTATCAACAGACTCATTGGGATCAGTTGAGATTATCGTCAACCTCCAGTCTTCGCCTGGCGGCAGCGCAGTCATCATGGCATTAATGCCTGCCACAATTCTATTATCATCATCCCACATTGAACCACTGCGATCAATGGCCCAAATAATGTCCGTCCCATCAACAAATGCTGGTTGTTCCCAGATTTGCACATGGACTTCTGGAGAACCTGGCGGTAAATAGATAGTATCTGTTACATAGCGACCGATTGAAACGTCGCTACAGCCTGCAAGTAAAATGAAAATTGCAGTGAAAAAAATGGAAAATGCTTTGCGCCCGGACATACCTATACTCCCGGAGGGTCGAGTTCGTTCTCTTTTTTTACCTCATATTTTAACTATACAGCGCAGCTTAAACTTAGTAACTCTGTTTAGTCGTAGTATGGACTGTCATAATCACCACCTGTAATTCCCGGGCGATTATTTCGAGCAAGACCCTGTGCATTTGCTGGACGCACAAAGCGGGGGTCAAATGAGCCCTTGCGTGCTGTCTGGCAAATGCATTTAGTCATAATGGGATATTCAACCATACCGTGAAGGTGCTGGTCTTCTTTAGATTCAAGAATCTCGTAAACAACTGGGCCATAAATAACAAAGTCGCCTGTGCGAACTTTGATATTCCGCTGTCTTAATTCGTCGTTGTGATAATAGACTTCGATTCTGTGGATTCTATCTGGTCCAGCGTCTGTTGTCGATTGTCTTGGCTCTTCAAAGAAGACCAGAGCGTTGATAGACGCAGGCGGAAGATAAACTTTGCGAGTTGACTCATTATAAATATCATGTGTTTTTGTATGCTCCCTGCTGATTCCGCAGTAGAATGTTTGTTGCCCGGCGACTTTCTGTACAATTTCGCGAGTCAACTCATTCACCATGAGCCTTTCTTCTTCAGATGTAAATAATCGTGCCATTATAGTGTAAGTAGCTCAGTCAAATTATCCCATTACAATTAGAAGTGGAGTTCGCTTGTAAACATCTTCGAGCGCTTGCGCCTTATCAGCTTCTCTGGCGATAATCTTATCGTAAGTTGTATCTTCCATTAGATCTTTGAGCTCGTCTTTAAGTTGTGATTGCATATCACGACCTTCCTGGACAAGATCTGGACCATTAAGCGTTACGTCAGCATTTGGAATAGGAATTGAGGTAAACTTACTTCTTACCTGCCCGAGCATCTCTTTGCAGAGCTCAACTGTGTAGCGCCTGATCCACTGGCGGCCGATGCCATTGATTGTGTTGTATGAGATATTGCCGAAGGGAACGTTTCCAATGTTAGCAACGCCGTCAATCCTGCTTGTATTGATGTTTGTAGTTGTATATGGCTCTGAGTTTGCGCCTGACGTTGGTCCTGGAGTCACAGTGTAGTGCACCCAGAGCTTACGCCCATTATCATTTGCAGTTGGTGATGGGAAGATGCGAACAACATTCTCACCAAAGAAGTCATACGAAAAGTTTGACCTTCGTACACGCTGGTTCATTTCAAGCATGCCCGCACGAAGTACATCTTCCCAAATCGGTAAGAGATAGAAAGCTGTTTCAGGTGTGAACGATTCGAACTTGAACTCGTTGTTGAGATAGTTCAGGTATGATGTTTGGTTGAAGAAACGATATGCTGCTGCTGGCTCTGTGTGGAAGACCTTTTTAATCTTAACCCTGCCCGTCGCTTCGCCATGAAGGTTCGAAGCGCTAAGTAGCGACGCAAAATCATATTCTTGCTTATTCGCAACAAGAACAACAGAGCCAGAATAAACACGTTTAGAACCTCCCATTCCAAGATGTTCGGCGATTGCGTCTGCCTCATTCTCTGCCCACGCCATGCTGTTATTTGGAAACTTTTGCGTTCCATCAACACTACCCGAGACAGTTCCGTGAGCATCATAGGAGCCAGTTTGGCTTCCCATCAAATCTGCAAGGGCTGATTTAGCTTGGTAACTATTTACAAGCGCACCGTATTCAAGTGCAGCTTCTTCCATGGATGAAAAGACATCAGCAGGTAGCAGTTCAACTTGAAGAATTGAGCCTCCCAACTTCTTATTTACAAAAGCTGGCATGGCTGCAGCTGCAGTTAAAAACTGTAGGTCAGTATCATAGATCCCAAAGCTTGTTGAACCAATTACCTGCGCTGGAAGGAATGTAGAATTGTCTAAGCCCATTGCGCCCTCCTACGGTGCATGTCATCAATATATCTAGCTCAAACTATGCTTCATATGCTTTTAAGAATGGGCAAAATAGCTGGCAGTCTCCTAATTACAATAGTATGGGTTTTGCTACTGACATCTACGTTAAAGCAATCTCTTTTTCAATAGTTGATACAAATGCAGTCTTGAGTAAATTTGGCAATATTGCTGCATTATCAAACGGTGTAGAATTTACATGGGTTACAGATTCGAATGGCAGTATTACACTGCATGAAGGCTTAAAAACAAATTTTGATTTTATTAGACTTGCTCATGGCAATCCACCATTCGGTGATGGAGCAACAGCATTTAGAGCAAGTAATGTTAGCGGAACGTCTGAGGGATATATCCCAGTTCTTGATACAGCGTTGACATACGGGCTGCAGTGGGGTCTTCGGCTCCGTGCCAGCACAAACGATAAGATTGTTTTTAAAGCTAGAGATGATGTCTCAAGTATCGATGTGTTTAATATTGTTGCAACTGGCATCCTGGTCGCACAGACATAATTTCTCAAAATAGTTTTAGTACACAAATTGTATTGATTCATACCCATCATGGAGTGCCCTAAAACCCATTTAAGGCATCCGGAAGTGTGTCTGGACGTCATTTTCTGTTATAGTAATACGATTACTGGATATGCATTCATATCATTCTCCACTAATCATTTTTACCACGCTGCCAGAACTTTTCGATTGTCGGAGCTCGTTCTGAAATTCTTTCAATAACGTTGAAGGCTTCTTCAAAATCATCCAGCTTATCGATATAGACCTCTTGCCTCGATGCATTCTTAACAGCGATGCGCAAAATGACGTTAACTTCGCCACTGTTTGCAATAAATGACCTGAGATAAATCATTTGCTCAGCGCTTTTCGGATCACTGATCGTAAGGTTAAAACGAACCCCTCCGCCGGTTTCAATCGTTTCTTTCTCCAGCTTTACGCCCCACTTTTTTGCAAGCTTCTGCATGCGTGAGGCAGCACCCTTTGTTGCACGTATACCTGGAAGCGCTTCTTTTGAATATGCGCTAAGGTTCGGTCCAGTATCCTCAATTGTCATAATATGTTCAAGAAGATCTGCAGAAGCAAAAAAAGCCTGTGCTGGTTCATTCTTATGAAGTGTGCCGGTTCCGTTATCTACAATGCCGTGTACACCAAAATACCTTTTAAGCCCCGATGTCCACTTCTGCGCTGATTTTCCAAACATATGGCGCATCACATTCCACGCCTTTGATGTCCTATCATTTTTATGTGCTTCATCCCGCCACGTTTTATGTGATTGCACAATCGCATCAACAACTACTTGCTCAACATCATCACCAGTTCTTTGAAGCTGGTCGATATTCCATGCCACAGAGTCATACATGAATTCACCAAGCTCTGGAAACTGCTGGCGAATCTTGGGAAAGTCGCTAAATGGATTTTGTAAAACAACAATTTTATCACGATGTTCTGGTTTTACCTTGAAGATATGCATAAACTTACGATCCCCGGCGTACGGGACATCGCGTTTAATAATTTCTTCAATTGAAAAACCTTCAAGGCTTTCTGCTTCTGGTGTAATAGGATACCCATAAATCCCAATTGGCGTATCAAATTTTGCGCTGGGGTTAAGACCAAGCTTATTCAAATCACTGAAGTGGACAAAGGTCCAGGAAAGCTCTTCCTCAGACAGACCTTCAACGTACTTCCTCAGCTTTCCTCTGCTTACTCTGGGGAAGGCTTCAGTGAGAAGCTGCTTCATTGACGGAAATTGCGACATCGTTATAACTATCACACTGAAACGACAAACGCCCTGGAACTTTCATTCCAGGGCGTTTGTCGTTTATTGGGTTATTTGCCCAGCATCATTGTTTAGATGATGTTGAGGTCCAGGACAGTAACAACACCGTAGAAGTCGGGGCGAACCATCTTCTTACCGTAGCGGGTCATGATGCCCTTACGCGGTGTGAAGTCGTCCGGCTCGAAGATCGTTGGTGTAGTGATAAGCGGCACGTACGGAGCGTACACAAATCCTGTCTCCAGGAAGCTCTTACCCTTGTAACCGACGAGGATCTTCTGGCGTGGGAAGTAGGGGTCCTTGTAAACCGTGAAGCGGTTGTTCAAGGTACCGAGCTTCTCAGCACCGATCGTCATCTTCATGCCCTCGTTACCGAAGCCGGAGAGCGAAGGCTTGTAGACCACAGAGGCCTCAAGGATCGTCGCAATCTCAGGACCGCAAACCAGGAAGTTTGCAGCGCCGCGGAGCGTTAGGCGGTGGATCTCGTTCGCGCAATCGATCACGGTCTCGACAAGAGTCTCATACCATTCTCGGACTGTACCAGTGAAGCGAGGTCCGTTGTTGTTGTCTGTGACAATCACGCCAGTTGTCTTGTCGACGAACTTACCAGGTGCACGGCTCCAGAAGCGCTTTGTAACAGCATCATTCAGAAGATCACCGAGAATCTCTCGATCAATTTCAAGTGCGACCTGCTCAGACAGAATCTGAGTCAGTTCAACCTCTGCATCCAAGTTGTGGTATGCGTTGAGGTCCTGCGCAAGCTCTGGAGTCCAGACTGCCTTGAGCTTTCGAGTTTCGGACACAACAGACACACTGTTGATTCGAATGTTGATTTCAGGAATCTCATTGAGAGTACCGAAATCAGACTCGAAGGCCGGTGCAACACTAACAGCAGCTGTATTACCATCAACAATCAGGTTCTCGGAGACCGGGAACATAATACCAATGTCATTATCTACAGTACGGTTAGCACCAGCGACAGAACCATCGGCCCAGCCTGCGTTTGCCTGGAAGTTAGTGTACGAACCAGTCAGGTAAACGTGGACGCGGTCTGCACCTTCACCCATACCAACCTGTGAAGCAATGGTAATACCGGTTGCAAGCTTGTTCAATCGGCGGAGCTGTGTAACAGCACCCGGCATTGTACCTGCAGAAGCAATTGAACCAGCCTCATCATCTGACTCATCAGTTTCCGTTACAACAGAACCTGAGTACAGGAACAGTGAAGTCACAAGTGACTCATCATAAACAGCGTTTGTGCTTCCGAAGAAGAAACCAGGCTGCGTTGAAGAACCAGATAGTGCAACAACAAACAGGCCGGGGACCAGATCAGTTGAAGAACTGAGGTTGTACAGTGAAGCAAGAGCAGGATCGAAATCAGTCTGCGCCCAAGTAACCGCACCTGAAATTGCGACAATGTCGCCTTCAACTGCTGACCCTGACACAACAACGTTTCGACGGCTGTAACCTGCGCCCAGGAGATCGTAGGGACCACCTGAACCTGACGCACCGCCTGCCTGCAATTCAGAAGCAATTGGTGAACCGTAGATTGAGTCGTTCGGAGCCTCATTTCCACCCTGGCCTGCGCCCATACCGCGGGCAGAGCCATAGCGATAATCGAGGTAGAAGAGTAGTCCCGAGGGAAGACTCATTGGCTGGACAGAAACCAGCTCATTGGCCAGAAGCCCTGCAAACACCCGGCGAACCATGGGGAATGCAATGTTCTGGAAGCCCTGCACATCAGAAGCCGTACCAGCAAGGCCACCCTGCGAGTTAGTTTCTGCCAAAAGCGCGCGGGCCTGGTTCTCAAGCATCACTGCCATCGTACCTGCACGTTCACCTGACAGCCCCTCAAGCAGTCCAGTCTTGCGCCACTTATTCAGCATGCGCGTGTGATCAGCCTTCTTATTAGGGTTTCGAATTCCCTCAAAGAGTGCGTTCATGTTAGTCATTTCTTAATTCTCCTAGTGCTTTCGAGCGTTTTTAGCTTACGATTCCAGCGATTCGCTTCCACGACTCACTTAGAACCTGTTTGTTAGCGCCCTCATTAAGTCGTGCACTTGGTCCAGTTGAGCGGGAACTTGATGGAACCCGACGACCTTCTGCAAGAACGTTCTTCAATGTTGACTTCCAAGTTTCAGCAACGATTTTCACCGCGTCTACGCTCTTCGCCCTGTCGAAGGATTCAGCAACTTGCTTCCTCAGACCTTCAGCGTTAGCACTGGGTAGACTACGCAGAACCTTCTGCGTGTAAACAACCTTGGCGTTAAAAAGATTTGTTTCCTTGAGAGCTCCGTAGAGCTTTCCATTTGTCTTGCGAAGAGTAGAATTCTCTTTCACAGTCTTTCGTGCAAGCTTACGAAGCTTTGCATTCTCAGTCCGAACTCTGCGTACCTCAGCAGCGAACTTCTGGACGTTTGCAACAGTGCCGGCTTCCTTGCCAGCCTGGTACTCAGAACCGATTTCGGCTAGACCTGACGCAGGATCAATATGCTCTTCTGGTGCATCAATATCACCAAAGTCAGATGTCGCAGGACCCGCGGCCTCTGCAATTCCACGAAGCGCCTCTTCAAGAGCAGCCTCATCGAGCTCATCCTCATCGGCAGCCTCTTCAAGCTCGTCCTCATCGGCCATTTCGCTTAGAGAAAAGAGCTCTTCCAGCTCATCATCAGCAACAGGCTCCTCAACGGGCGCCGGCTCCTCATCCTCAACCTCACCAAAGAGGCTTTCAAGTTCAAGGTCCTCAGCGGCCTCGGTCTCATATTCCATGTCGTCGGCTCCTTCGCCAAAGTGAGCGCTTACGCTCTCGTTTACAATGCTATCAATCTTTGGTCGAAGCGACTCCGCCATCACCGTACGTGCGGCATGCAGGGCGCTCTCCCGAATCTTCTTTGCATCAAGGACTGCGTTTTCGTAAAGTGACATTAATCGCTTCTCCGGTAGTTGTCTAGAAATATCTAGCGTTTGGGTTATAACAGTGCTCGTTTATTTGTGTCAAATGACACTATTTTCTGCGGGCCTTGCGGCGTTTCTTTGCTCTACGTGTTCCGGTAAAATACATTCTTTCTCTTGCTTCGTCAAGAATACCTGAATTTTGTACTTTTCGACAGAAGCGCTTGATAAGTTTTTGATTCGTATCATTACCTCTTCTTGCCACCGACACTCTAACTGCATTCTTCGCCATTTATAGTCCGATCAAATTCCATAATACGCAGCAACCTCTTCATGAATTATTTCTTGAAGCCTCTCTGCTGTGATATGAACACTTTCTGTTTTCTTCGGTTTTCGCCGAATTACCTTTTGCCCAGGCTTCGCAGCCCGTGCTTTAATTCTATCTTTTGCTGGATCTCCGCCGGCTCTAGCCTGCGCAAGATCTGCTCTGTTTCTTTCATCATCCTTAAGTGCAACGCCTTTAGCCTTTGCAACTTGGCGGGCTGACTTATCCATCATGCGTGCCAAGCTTCCCTCTGGGGGTCTCTTAGATGAAGACCATCTGCCGCGTGAACGTGCAGCAAATTTTCCTTGACCAACCTGTCGAAGATCGTCCTGGGTAAGCCCATGATATGGAAACTTATCCATGAAATCCATAAACGCTGACGGGCTATCAAACTCGAGTGTTTTTGGCTTATCAAATGGGTGCCAAAAAACATGGCCTCGCTCGACCTTAGATAAGATACGACCAAAACCCTTTTCACCTGTCGGAATGCCAGCTGGAGTCTTTTTATCCCATGCAACATTTTTCCAGTCAAGTGTATGTGTGTAATGAGTCTGTCCAGTGAATGTGCCCTGAAAGGGAGGCCATGCATGAAACTTTACACGCTTTATGCTTGGATCTTTAGGCTTGAATTCTTCGACCCGCTTCTTGAGATCATCTAGTGGATTTGCTTTTTTATTACCTGGAGCTTCAGCCTTTAGTGACAGCATCCCCTGCAATTCTGTATCAGGCTCTCCAGTATCGTCAGGCCCGTATGCAGGGTCTTGAAAGCCGCCCTTGCCACCGTATGAGATTGATGTAGTTGCTGGATGCGCATCTCTTGATGTCTTTGTCATCCCGCGGTCTGCGATTGCAGGATTTCCGTACATTCCCATCTTATTTCCACTCATACCCTGCTTTGGATAGAAAGTGTCAGTGCGAGCATCATCTACAGGTTCCCCACGGTATTCACCCTGGTTCCTTTTCTGCGGAATTATAGCAGCGACGTTGCTGCGCATATGCTCAAAGAATGTACTCATAGTTTAACTCTATTATCCTGTTAAATATCTAGCACCAGATAGTAGCACTAATTAGAAAAGCTTTATGGAAGAGCATCAAGCTCAGAAGATGCATAAAATGCTGCTGTAATTTTATAGACAATAAATAGCACGCTAGTTGCGCCATTTTGCGCGCCAAAACCTACACCTAATTTGGACTGCGCGCCAACGCAATCCCACTCGTCAGGGTCTGGAGTTACCCATGCATCACCTTCAAGCTCTTTCCATTTCCAGTCGCACATTCCATCGATAGATTCAAACCCAATCCACTGATCGTCAGTCCATGTTGGTACTGGATTATGGCTAGTGCCCAACCTTGCTGCGCCGAATGCCATGGCACGAGGGTACATTATGCTATCTTTATACAGTGCCCCAACTTGCCTAGTATCATTGTCTGTGTTTGCGTTACCGCTCCACTTGCCTGCAAATATGTTCCGTGATAATGTTGCAGCGTCACTCTCAAAGTTCACCGCTACTTCACTGTTTCCAACACAGGTGCCTAAGATTAGCGCTGCCGCGTCGTTAGGTGCGGCTGTTGTATAGCCCCAGTAATGGTGTGCGCCGGGGTCCCCTAGTATAAACTCGAATCTATCAGGGTACTCAGTTATGGAGTCGAACAATGCGAAATTCTGAACCTCCCTACCATCCAGAGCGCCTCCAGACCCAACTAAAAGACCGCCGCTCTCGGTATAGACAAGCGAACTGTCTGCAATTATTGGGACAATAGTTAGCTCAGTCACTGTTGCACCATCACCTCCGCCAACAGCAGGTCGAGAATCTTGTGAAAAGCCGCCGCCGAAGCCGCCCCCGAAACCCATTACCTTGTCCTCGTGTTAATAATAGCCTGTGTCGCCTCAGGTGATCCAACAGGAACATCAAGTGACGCGCGCAGTGACGCTAGCCGCTGCTCTTCAAGAAAATTTGACTGCAATTGCTGCGGTGCTTTAACTTCAATGCCAGCGGCGCGCTGCATCACATCAAAATCTAAACCAAGTGCTGCAAGATCGGCATCACCACCCATTGCTCCAGCAGAGTGCTCTGCCATTAATGCTTCTGGACTGTCACCTCGACCAATGGGGGCGCCAACGTCTGCAAAGATATCAACACCGCCAACACTCATTGATGGACGGGTTGGAGGTGTGACTCTTTCATCAAGCCTATTGCTCGCCATATTCCTCTGAAACATTTCCTCAATGCTCATTTCCTGCTTGGGTGCTTGCTGGTGTGAGGGTGCTGCAGCACTGTTTTCATTCAGAACCCGTGAAACAGATTCTGCAACAATCCCAGCAAGCTTACTTTCAATCAGCATCTCTGACAGGACCTCATTGATACATTCACGAATAAGTGGCTTAAGCTTTGCCTTTAATTGCTTCTTATTCACTTTCATCTTTTCTAACCTACGCCTTCTTGGCCATCAGATCCTGTGACTATCATGAGGCCTGCAGGGATTCCAGTTAGACCGGCAACGACCTGCACATCTTCATCTCCGTCAACTGCGAGCATGAAAAGTGATGGTGTTCGAAGCTCAACAGCTAAAGAACCAGAATTTTCAAGCCTAAAAGTATGGCCACTATCAAGGCCATTTTCTGTTACTGCGAAATCAACAGAGCCGCTAGTGAGCACCTGCACTGTGAAGAATCGTGTGACTTGTGGAAATTTAATTTCAACTGCTGTTGAAGCATTCGCAGTTGATTGCGTTAGATATGGATAACCTGACACTCCATATTGCGAAACGTCATGCAATCCTGCAAGCGGGTTATTCATACTCATCGGTTACTCCTTGCCACGCTTGTGGAAAATTATATTGTTTGCAATCCTGGTGATGCGATCATTTCGCTCTCTTGGCCGCAAGATCCGTTTGCCTTCTGGTAGCACGTATGCACCGGGTGTTGATGGTTCAGATACTAAATCAAAGCAAATTAATTGGAAATCATCTTGGACTACATCAAAGCCACCAGAGGCTTGTGTCGAACCAACTCCGCGTGAACTAATTCCTAATACTCCGCCTGCCTTAAGGATTGCCTCAGCAATTTGGCCTGTCGGGGTTCCCATTAGCTTAAGCTTTCCAAAAACTTCATCACCTTCCCACCAGACTTCAGTCATCATGTGTGATGCCTTCTGCAAGTTTACAACAGTGTCTTGTGGATGATCAAGCTCTCCATACGCTCTTCGCTCTTGAATGGGTGTTTGATAATTTTGAACTTCACGTTCAAGAATTTCACGCGGATACTTGCGCTCATTTGCATTTCCCAAATCAGCATGCTGGCACCGGCCAGAGAGGATGATGTCACGACCAGCCTCCACATCCTCACGAAGCTTGTCAGCATCATACTCAAGCTGGTAAAATTCGCAGAGGATTTTTCGATCAGCCATGATTAATCTCCTTAGAGGTTCACGCTTGAGATTGCTGTGCCAACAACTGCTTCATCATCAGTCTTTCGTCCCACATTAAGTGCTACAGAAGATGGTGAAGCAATGACTAACTGAACCGTTTGCTTATTTGAAACTCGATTGAACTGCATAACAACAGAGTTGCCAGACATAAAAACTTTTATGGGGTCATCAGACTGAAGTGACCTGCTGATGAACGAAGCAAGCTTACTCTGAATTCGCTTCAACGTTTCTTCGTCGATTTCACCGTCCTCTCCGACGTCAGCGTGGTCGCCCTCTTCAGGTTCATCAGCAGGCTCTTCAGGTTCATCTGGCTTGTCATCTCTATCTTGGACGCGCTTTATATCATCACTTGGATTTTTTACGTCGTCGTAATTTACTGACGCAACATCATCTGGATCTGCGTCATTATCAAGGTTGATATCTACTGCTTTTGAATCAGGACCCTTTTCATCTTCGCCCTCAGGCTCATCGTTTGCCTCTGCGATGCGATACCACTCAAGGAGATCAAATTCATCAAGCCATGACTTATCAATTTTACCCGAACCTTCATATGTAATTAAACGCTGGTCAGCAGCATTTGTTTTGCTTTCAGGCTTTGCCTTCGCAAGCTTTTTTGCGCCAGGAGACTCATTATCAGCATCAAACAATTCTGACATGCTGGCCCATGGTGAGCGCATATCAGAGCTATTTGAATCAGAGATATAATCTTCACCGTAGCGCTCTACATCTTCTGGCCGCTCTTTATCAATTGCAGATTTGTCACCCGCTTTCTTGATATCTTTTGTTTCGAGCTCTGCATCAGGAACGTCAGGTGACCAATCCTCAAAAAGTGCTGTGAATAGATCAGACATTATGCGTCCCTCTCCAAAAATTGAGGATGGAATATTAACTCCATCACCGTCGTACCAGACAATAGTGTCAGGTGTGAACAAGTCTCTCATATAATTATCGCTACTTGGGTTTCCGACCATGTTATATGGTCCGTCTTCCCGAAGTACGTGATCGACCTGGAACAAACCACGACCATACAGCGCATTTGGTTCACCTGTCGACATTCGACCAGTTGGTATTGTCGGTGACTTTGATTTGCGAGATGGAGCCTGCTTGAACTTAAGATTGCCGCCTGGCTCACCCTCAAACGGATCCATAACTTCAGCACCATCAGAACCATAGAACCTAAAGAGCATTCGCCGAAAGGCCGGATGCAAATCTCTTGCCTGTGATTTCAATTCGCTTAATGTTGCCCACTTAATCTCAGTGAGCTCATCTTTTTGAAGCTCAAACTTCCAGTTGTCTGCAGTTTTATCATCAATATCAGCAATAAAGTTCAACGCCTTGAAACCTTCACCTTCATGCATGTAGTGCCCGCGAATCTTCGCAGTTACAGGCATTGCGCCAACTTCTTCACCAACTTCTCGTGCAGCTGTTCTAACAAATGACGTGTACGGATCACCAGAGATAATATCTTCAGCTTCCTGGGCGCCACCGATGTTGCTCCATGTTTCACCACAATCGCCACCGGGTGCACGCAAAGCTACAAGGAATTTGCCGCGATTGTGAAACAGAACAAATGCTGCAGTCTTAGAATGGGGTTCAATATCGGCGATGCTTGCTTCATCAAAGATATGCTTCTTGAGAGGCTTTGAATCTGAGCCACCAGCTGTTATGCCTTGAACGGCAGCTGCAGCATTTTCGTGATAGTCCTCACCGACATCGTCGATGTAATTACCAACAACGCGGAGCTGATCCGATGTTTCTTCTGCTTGACTACCTAAAACGTTGAGGCTTTCAATATCTTCATCGTCAATTAGGCCCTCGGCGAGCCCTTCTGGGAGCTGGGCTTCACGCTCGTCAACTGTCTGCTGCGCCATATTTGAGACACTCTCTTTATCATTTTTGGTTAATTGCATGATCATTTCCCTCAAGCTCCCTTGAGAGATCTGCATATTCCATGATGAGTGTTACTCTCTCATCACCCTCGGCAGCTTCAAGAACTGCCTGCGCTTCACGAACAGTAGAGATAACATGCTCTGTGAGGTTTCCTGACTCAAGTGCACGATTAACGCGATTATCAAGAACCTGCTTATATTGATCAAGCTTCTCGTTAAACTTGTCTAATGTGCCCGCGATGCCATGAGTGACAAACGATTCAATTAGCTTTCTATTTGGGCCTGGAAGCTCAGCGTAACGCTTATTGAAATTAGCTGTCATCATCACTTGAACAAGAGGATCATCGAATTCTTGAAGTAGATCGCTGCCTTCGGCAAGTGGTTGTGTGATGTGGCTAATTACTGCATTACGCTCAGATACAAGACGCGCTTCTGACAGCATTCCAGACTTGCGTGCAGTAATCAATTGCTGCAGTGAAGCGTACAGCTTATAATCTGGAATCTTTGTACCCCAGACATCTTGACCATACACACGATTCATCTCATGAATCAATGATGTTTTAACATGGTCAAGGTTTGTTGTTGTTGCGGCCGCAGCTGCTAAGATACGATCAAGTGTTCTGTCAGCCTGGCTTAAATCAGCAATTCGCATTTCACGAACTATGCTGAATGGAGCATACTCTTCAACAAGCGGAGAGCCTTTACCAAAGTATCGCTCTAGCATGTTAACACCGACCCGAGCACGCTGCTTGTTGCCATCCATTGTATCGCGCGCAATGTTGTGCACGATTAGATCGCAAGTTACACCGAGATTTCTCTTCTTGTTGTGCGTCATTTATATTCTCTCACAGGTTCTTCTATAACTATCCTTGGTTTAGTGAACAGTTTAAATTCTCTTATGCATGACTGAAGTCGATTGCATTCACATCAAAGTCGTGCTCAAGATAGTCTTTTACTTTTCTTGGCAGCTTCGGCATGCGCTTTAAGATATGCACCATCGTCTTCACAACTTGAAATGCTACAGGGCGATCATTTACGTCGCTGAACTGTGGACCCTGGCCTTCTTCATGCTGTCCGTGATCTTCGTACCATTGACTATAATCACCGCCGGAATACAACCCGTAGTCAATATACTGTCCTCGACGAGGGGGCCCGTCAGAAGGAATGGCAAAGTGAAACTGCAGATCCTTCTCTTCATCTTTCTTATGCTTGAAGATGATAAGAGGGTCGTCCTCGCTGTGATACTCTTCGTAGTAATTGAGACCCGGCGCTGCTGTGCACCACTTCGTATTTTGCCCAAGCTTGCAGGCGGCAGCTTTATTCTCAGGGATGAAGATCTGCCACTCGGGCGTTTCTCCGATCAGATTCAAGCCCTCGGCCGCAAGGGTGGGATTAACTTTGCCAGCTCTATGGTTCGCTAGCTTGACAACGACATCCTGCATGTCATCCATGAAAGCAGCTACATCGGTATACCGATAGATGTCACGCTCATCAAGTAGATGATCTAAGCCCGCTTCCTTTGTCTGGTAGAACGTCTCAATGTCACTCACAAGATCGACGTAGATGTCAATTCCGCCGTGC